ACGGATCGCGGCCTCCCACGAACTCACCTGGCCTATCTCGACATCGCCCCACCGACGCCGGTGCTCGGTGATCTTCTGCTGAAGGCCAAGGATCTCGAGCTGCCGGTGCGCGATCTCCTGCTGGATCTTGTGCGCCTTCTCCTCCTCCTGCACGCGCTTGGAGACGACCTGATTGATCTCCTCCATCGCGAGGCGCTCTTCCTGACTCCGGCCGACGAACGCGTCCTGGCGCTGCTGCGCGATCTGCCGGAGCTTTTCGAGCACATCGCCGGCGCCCGAGGATATCTCTTGGAAGTACGCCTTCGCCGCCTGCCCGGCATCGAGACGCTGGAGGTCCGCCATCTGCTTGATGGCACCCGCCATCTTGCGGATCTCCTCGGCGCTGTATCCCGCCTCACGCCCGGCCTGCATGATCTCCGCGGCGACACGCTGGGAGACGTCGTGCCCGAGGGCGCGGAAGCGGTGGCGCAGATCGTCGACTTCCTCGCGGGTGACGCCGAGGGCGTACTCCAGCGCGCGCAGCTGCGCGGCGTCCTGGCCAGCGCTACGGATGGCGGAGGACAACATCTGGAAGCTGCCCACCGCGGCGCCGAGACCAATGCCGATCGCGCCGCCCGTGGCAAACGCGGCCATCATTTGGTTGGCGAAGCGAGCGATGCTCCCGGCCGCTCCGCTCGCCTCGCCGGCCACCGCAGTCAGCGAGGTCGCGACGGCGGCGACACCCTTCTGTGATGCCTTCGCGTCCCGCTGCAGCGCACGCAGCTCCTCCGAGATTCCGGAGATGCCAAGGCTTGCGTCTCGCGTGTCCGCGGTCGCGCGGACCTCGAGTTCACCTACGTTGATTGTCATAGCGTGCGCCTACGCTCGCCGCCGCCTTCTTGACCGCGGCGATGAATTCTTCGGGACTGCCGTAGTGGGCTGCGTTGAGCGTGATGCTCGTCTTCCCCTCATCCTCCTCGCCGAGGAGGACGATGGGAGCGATCGGCTTGCGCAGATGTGGCGCCATCACCCACGCGGCGTGCTCCGCCGCCTGCTCGCGCATCCTGCGCAGCCGTCGCTTGTATCCGCGCAGGATCGCCATGAGCTCGAACGGCCGCATGCGGAGCACGTCCGAGTAGGGGACGCCAGCCTCGCCCGCTAGCTCGAGGATCTCTGGCCAGGTCGGCGCCTGGCCGCCTTCCCTTCCCCCGGGGACTTCTCCATCTTCGCCTCGGCCTCACGCTCGGCGCGCGTCTTGCCGGTGTGCGCGTACTCCACGGCGTCGATCGCGAGGCGGACGTACTCGCGGAAGCGAGAGAGATCCCATCGCTCGCGGATCTTTTCCGGCGTGATGCTCGAATCTGCATGGAGAATTCCGGCAGCAATCACTGCTGACAGATGAGCGTGCCGGGTGTAGTCCCACAGCGTCCATGGCAGACCAATCCACTCGTCCGCCCGCACCATCGCTTCGCCGCGAAAATCGAGTGCGTAGGCTTTCCCGTCGGCGAGGACGATCTCGAAGTGCTTGAGGGTGGGGTCGATCATAGGTCAGCTCTGCGTGGTGCGGTTGATCGTGCCGGAGACACGGATGGTGAAGGTCGCCTCGACCGCGCTCTCGTAGGATGCCGACACCGAGAAATTCGTGACGAATCCCTCGAACGTTTCCTCTGGCAAGCTAGAGCCAGAGCCGAGCGGACGGTAGCGGAACCAGACCACCTCGTCGTCTGCGTGGTAGTTGGTCAGCATCGCGAGGATGCCGTCATTGTCCGGGTCGAAGAGACACGTGCCGTCGAAGGTCGTGTTTCGCAGGCCCGGGAGGTACTCGCGATCGGAGCCCGAGTCCGCGGTCGTGACGTCGATCTCCTCCTTCTGCGAGTTCTTCGTCAGCTCGCGCCGCAGCTTGATGTCGTCCCAGGTCGCAGGCGGGGAGCTGCCCGCCGCGCCGATCGAAAGCAGCGCCTTGCGTCCAACAGTAGCCATAGGTCACCTCGTCAGGTCCGGAGCCCGTGGAGCTCCACGTTGAAGCTGTATCCATTTCTGCCGCTATCATCGCGGCCGATCGGGGTAGGCTCTGCCTCGCGAACCTTGCACAGGTAGTAGCCGCCGATCTGTGAAGCGTGCAGCGCGTGCAGCGCTTCGTAGGCGATCTCCCATCCAGCCTGCGCCTGATCCTGCGGAGACCAGACCGACACCTGCGCGGTGGCGATCTCCGTCTGCGCGTCGTGAGAGAGAAGCCACTGCACCTGGCCGCCAGTGGACTGGACGAAGCAGGCGAGCGATTTGCCGGGGCGAAGCGGGCCCGCGAAAAGATTCACGCCGCGTTCGAGCCCGATGCCTGCGTCGTGCAGCGCTTGCAGTATCGCCTGGTACGAGCGTTCAAGAGCCACCGCTGCCACCCTTCGCGACGCGCTGCAGGTAAGCCCGCGCGTGCTTGCCGATGGTGCGCGCCGCGTTCTGCGCCTCGCGCTTTGCCGCGTTCTCGAGGAACTTCGCTTCGCCCTCGGCGTGGTGAAAATCGAGACGTTCGTGCTGGATGAGCGCGTAGGGTTTGGCGGCCCCGCCACCGCATCCGACCCGCACAGTGGGCCGCCCGACCTCCACCTGCTCCGGAGGCGTGACGTAGTGGGAGGCGCGCAGCACGCCCTGGTCCACCGGAGTCCTGCGCATCGACTCGGTGCGAATGTTTTCCCCGAGCGCATACACGCCAGCCGCCACGCCCTGCTTGAGGTGGCGGTCGGCGAGTAGGAGCCTCTTCGCCACCTCCTCCACGCCTCGAAGCTCAATGCGGATTCGACTCACAGGTAGACCTCGATGTGGTCGATGCGGGAGGAGAACGGTTCGGGGATCTCGAAGACGCTCTTTGCCGTGTCGGGCTCGATGGCGCCCGGAAGCCAGACACGGTCGCCGACCTGGATCCCGCCCTCGGCGATGATGCGGTGGGCGGCCTGGTATGCCTGCCCATCGCCGACGATCACGATCTTCGTCGTCGGCTCGACGCGAGCATGGATCGTCTCCTCGGGCCCGTACTGCGGATCTCCGTAATCCGTGCGGCCGGTGACGCGCTGCACGCGCACCGTCTGCATGAGCATTCGCTTGAGCCCGGGATGCATGTCTCTAAGGCCTGTCGTACTTGTCGTCCGACCGCTTGAATCGGGGCGGAACGGACTGGCTGATCTTGAGATTCGAGATGCGGCCTGCTCGGCGCCGGAGCTGCGTCAGCAAGTCCGCGTAGTGCTTGCGCCTCTGCGACGCGGAGATCGACGTGGCTCCAGAGGACATGTCCGCCTCGCGCGAGAGCTTGGCGATGATCCTCTCGCACCCCTCGACCGCCGCCGTAAGCGCGGAGCCGTCGTGCTGGTCGAGGAGGTACTCGATCTCCTCGTCCTGCAGCAGCGGGTCATCCTGCGACGTGTCGCCGAGGAGGAAGCGGACCTCATCCTTCTCGCTAGTGCTCGGGTTGCCGGAGTAGCTCCAGACCATCACCGCCTCCGACGACGGCGCCTGCCCTCAGCGAGGCGGGCCTGGACCTCATCCTCGTTCTCTAGCTGGCGACCCTCGGCGGCGGCCTGCACCGCATCATCGACGGTGTGGCCCGCGCGCTCCAGCGCCTCGCCGTAGTCGTCGTCCACCTCGAGGAGCGGCTTCTCCAGATCCTTGTCCGCCTTGCTCGGGCCCTGCATGCGCAGCGAGTGCAGGATGGCTTCCGACGGCGTTCTCCCGAGAATCGGTGTGTGCTTGTACATTCGGTAGGCAGCAGCCGCCCCGGGGCCCCGAAGCTCGATGAAACCCTGGCGCACCCACGGCGCGATGTGCCGACCCTTGATGAGGTCGGGCGGGATCGCGTGGCCTGGAGGAATCACGCGGCCCGAGAAGCGGAGGCTGGTCTTGGCGATGTACTCGACGTGCATGGATGTCTCCAAATAAAAGGCCCCGACGCCACGAGGACGCCGGGGCCCAGCAGCCGTCACGGCCCTACGGCTATTACTGCCCTTCCTCGATCGGGTCCTTGAAGAAGGCGGCGAGGTCTTTTCCGACCACCTTGAAGTCGAGGCAGAACTCGCCCTCGACGTAGTCGCACTTCTTCTCCTCGACTCCGTACCGACGGAAGCCGCCGCCATACTCGCCCGCGCCAGAGTCGATGTCCTGCCAGGCGAAGGTGTAGCCGGCGGACGGCGTCTCGATTCCGGCGGCATCGGGCGCGTACGCGAGGAGAACACCGTCGGTCATGATGAACCCACGGGACTGGCTCGCCGCGCCCTTGGGGGTCGAGGTGAAGACGCCCCGCCCGACGAGGAAAGCATCGAGGTCGACGAGCGCCTTGAGCAGGGCGATGGTGACGATTCCCCGCTCGGTGTACTTGATCCGATCGATGATGTCGGGGTGGTGCTTGAGCAGGGTCAGCACCGACGGCGACACCACCATGACATTCGGCCGGAAGCCGGTCTTCGACTCGATGTAGTCCTTGGCCGCGTCGACGTCCTGCACGGGCGTGCTGCCCGTCTCGCCCCAGGCGAGGAATTCTCCGGCGCTGGACGGGATGGACTTGCCGGTATAGGTCGTGTCCCACACCGAGTCCTTGAAGTACTTCTCCACCCACAGCCGGTCCTGGCGGATGAGGAGCTTCTGCGAGATACGCATCATCGCAGCCTGCTCCATGTTCAGGACCTTGTCGGCGTTGTCACGGCGCTGCCACGGGATCGGCTCCTTGAGCGCGTACTCGCGGCAGAGGAACGGCTCGGTGGCCGGACGCGCGGTGACCTCCGCAGCCTCGGTCGCGGGCGCGCGGAGCTGCGCCTCGTCCCGCATGTAATCGTCCTTGTCCCACACGTAGTAGACGTCCGACTGGAACTCGGTCGTCACCTGCGGGAAGACGCGGCGCGCGATGAACTTTTCCTGCGCCTGGATGTACGCCACCGACATGTCCGTCAGCGGCTTGTCGTAGTGCATGCGAACAACAGGAGTCGGCATTGTCTATCTCCTTCCGCGGTCAAGCCGCCGTGCCGTTGAGGACCACGAGCATGGTGCGGAGCTCGTTCGCCGCTCCGGCTTCCAGCGCGTAGCCGATGATCTGCTTGCCGGCGGTGGCCGCGACGGCCTTGCCGCCAGCGCCACACGCGAGCGCAGCGCCCGCCGTGACCGTGCCGCCGAGGTACACCTGCGACACGCCAGCGATGCAGAGCGACGCGGGCTCGCCCGTGGTGGACGCCGCCTCGTTCTGCAACGGGTACGCGAGCGATCCGTCGCCGCCGAGCTTGCCGTCGAGGCCGACGAGGAAGAACTCCTTGTTGGTCAGATCCTCGCCAGCGGGGACGGAGATGCAGTGTTTTGCCTGTCCGTAGGCCATGGGTTGTCTCTCCTTTCTGGCGAGGCGTCAGCGCCCGCCGTTCTCCTGCCGCGCCTTCTGCACGAGGTCCGGGCGCGACGCCCACGCCTTGCCGATCGCCTCGGAACGCGAGAGCTTCGGGTCCGCCTTCATGAGCTGCGCGGCCACCTCGTCGATCTCCTCGGCGGCGGTGCGGCCACCACCATCGACGCCGTTCGCCTGGCCGAGCGACTTGGTGATCGCCTCGTTCGATGCGGCGAGCTGGTTGCACGCGCGCAGCACCTGCTCCAGCGTGTCGCCGTAGGACTTCTCGAGCCGCTCGCCGACCGCGCGGATGAGCGAGGCGAGCTTCTCGCGCTTGACGGGGATGGCGGGGAACTCCTGCGCCTTCTCCATCGCCTCGCGATCGAGGCGGCGATTGCGCTCGTCGGCGAGGGCCTTCTCCAACTCGGCGATGCGGCGTTCGGCCTTGGAAAGGGGGCGGCTCTTCCGCGTCGCCTCCTTCTCCTCGTCCTCGTCCTCTCCATCCTGCTTGCCGATGTCCTCCTCGTCGACCTCCTGCGCAGCCTTGGCCTTTGCCTCCTCGGCCTGCTTGCGAGTCTGCTCGACGAGCTCGCGCACGGCCTCGAGCTGCTCGTCGGTGAGGCCCTGCTTCTCCTGCAGCGCCTTCAGGGGATCGGTGTTGTCGGCCCCCTCCGGCGTCGGCAGATTCTTCTGCGTCTTCTTCTTCGACATGACGTCGCTCTCCTTTCGCGCCGGACGGCGCTTGAACAGCACGACCTTCGCCGCGGGGTTCATCGGCGCATCGCAGATGGTCCCCTCGACGACTTCGAGATCGCGGAGCTTGAATTTCTTGCTCATGCGACCTCCTCTCTCTCGGCAGTCCCGCCGATGCTGAAGGCCCGGTACTCGCCGGACTCGATTTTTTCCCACACGTCCAGGTCGTCGATCTTGAAGCCGACCCACCACCCGATTGGGAGCGTGCCTTCGGGGATGCCGAGGGCTTTGATTTTCTCCTCGGTGAACACCATGCTCTCGACGAGCCGCCCGATCCCGATCTTCTCGTGCATCTCGCCGGCCTGGCGGGAATACAAAACGAAGTCGTAGGCAGCCTGCTCCAGCTCCTCGGGCGGGATGATGTCGCCCTCGTGGTCGACGACGGGCTTGCCGTCCGCATCGATGGCGACGGAAAGCCATCCGAAGACCAGCTGCTTCGCTTTCTCCGCCTTGGCGATCTCGACCGATGCGGACCAACGAACTCGATTGCTGCTCATTGGAACCTCATGCCGACGCTGCACCTGCACGAGGGATGCGCGGGCGGCATGTCGATCGTGCCGCCTCCGGGGAGTCCGAACGGCTCGTCGAGTCCGACCCCCTGCGCGTTCTCCCGCGCGATCGCCTCGCAGATATCGCACGTGCGGCCGCTACTCGAAGGCGACGCGATCCAGAATCGCTTGGCCTCCGCGGCGTCGATGTATCCGTCACCCGCGGCTTGCTCCCACGCGGCCTGCTGGCCGGTGTTGTACGCGCGGATCGTCTCGGTCCGCGCGATCAGCTCCGCGCGCCGACGGATCTGCCGCTGGTACTCGCGTTGCACCGCCGCGACGATCCGCTCCTCCTCGACGCCGCGTCGCTGCATCGATGCGCGCAGCCGCAGCACGCTCGCGACCTGGCGCCGCGTCAGGCCCACCGTGCCGCGGATGTCTCGTCCGATCTGCCGGGCCGTGCGACCCTCCTCGTACCCCGCGGCGAGCACGTCACGCAGCGCCTCGCGCGTCTCCTGCGTGACCTCACGCACGAGCTCTGGGATGTACTCCCGCCCGTGCCGGAGCATGCGCGGGTTATCGAGGGCGAAGGAAAGCTCGCGTGCAAGCCCCGCCCGGTGCAGCTCCGCGTCCCCGGCGGTGACGATCACCTCACGGGTCACCCGAGCAAGCTCGCGACGAAGCGGCTCTTCCCACGCGCCGTCCCAATCCAGCTCCTCGAGGATGGCATCGATGCGAGAGGCGCCCAGCCGCTGCACGAGCTCCTCGGCATCGGTGCCCAGCACCTTCGCCTGCCGCTGCAGGATGGCCTGCACCCGGCGCCGCACCTCGACCTCCAGCGTCGCGAGACGAGGCTGGGGCGGCGCGACCCGCGTGGCCTTGACGACCCACTCACGCCGGCGCCGAAGCCCCATCGTCTCCCTCGATTGGCGCAGCAGGAACGAAGCCCTCGGTTGCCCCCAGGATGCGATCGACGGCCTGATCGGATAGCTGGAAGAACTCCATCAGCATGCCGCGCGCGGCCTCTCTCGGCAGCCTGCCAGCGACCACATCCAGCACGATCTCCTTGGCGGCCTGCACCTGCGCCCCGTTGAGCGCCGTGCTCTGGAGATCCTCGGCCTCGCGCTGGGGCCGGGCGATCTCCCTGGCCTCTGGCTCTTCGTCCGCCTCGGGCCTGGTCGGCTCCACGACACCCTGCTGCGCGTCGTCCTCGCCAAGCTGCGGCAGAGCCGCCCACTCGCGCAGCTTCCGTTCGAGCGCCTCGTCGGGGACGATGGCACCCGCCTGGATGAGCGTGGAGACGTACGTCGAGAGCTCGGCGAGCGCGGGGCTCTCGATGTCGTCGTGCTGCAGCGTCGGCCACGCATCCTGCGGGTAGCCATTCAGGCGCATCAGCGGGACGATGGCCTGCGCCGTAAAGACTCTGACGATGCTCTTCAGGATCGCCGTCAGAGAGAGGACGAGGAAGTCCGACTTGTCCTTCGCGAGGGCGTAGGACCCTGCGCCGCCCGCCTCGCCTAGGAGGAGGAATTCGGCGAGGAAGGTCATGAGCATCCGGTGCTCGTACCGTCGGATGACCGGGTCGATGCCGATCGCTCGCGAGCCACCAGAGGTGACGAGACTGAATCTCCAGCCCGTCTTTTCGACCACGCCGTCCGCGCGCGTCCACTCGCTCGCCGGGAGGATCATCGCCTCTTCGGCGTCGCGGCGGATGTTCTGGACACGCTTGAAGAGCGAGTCAACGAATGCCCTCTCCTCGGCAGTCGCATCCACACCGAGCAGATCGGGAGGCACCTCGAGGATCGGCAGGCCCGCGAGCTCGCGCTCCACGCCGATGGCTTCGATTTCCTCGAGCCCGCGCTTGTACAGGTACGGCCGTTTGCACGCGCGGAAGAGCGACTTGCCCTCCGGATTGCGCTTCGCGCCACCGAGCGTGAAGTGCAACGCTTTGTCGGCCGGGATGAAGACGCGCTTGTACGAGGGCGGCGGCATCTGCCACATGCCCACCACGCGGCCCGCGTCGTCGATCTCCCATCGGTCGAGCGTGTCTTGCCCGCGGATGTCGATCGACGCCCACCCGAAGCGTCCATCGCCTCGGCGCTTGTACGTGATCTCGTGGTACGACCACCCGTACGCGATCGCCGAGAGCACGTCCTCGAGTAACCCCTCCCACGTCGGGGTCATGTCCTCGATGCAGTCCTCGACGAACTCGGCGGCCTCGTTCGCGAGCGGCGTCGCGGAGCGATTCGGCTGGACGTAGACGTCGGCCTGCTGGAGGACCGTCGTGATCATGCGGACGACGGTCGCGAGCACGGGCTCGCTATCCAGCATCTCGCGGTAGAGCTTCGCCGCCCGCGAGCCTTGCAGCGCCGGATCCCACTCCTCGGTGATGCGGCCGGCCCACGCCTTCAGACCGGGGGCGCCGACGATCTTCTTCGGGTCGAGCTTGATCCGCTCGATGCCGGGAGTGAGGTTTTCGCCTGCCATCAAAGTCCTCGCCAGGGCGCGATTCGCGACGCGCCTTTTGGCAACCGCATCGTCGTGGGCGTGCTAGAGCCGCCCATCAACTCGGTCATCGCCCAGACCATCGCATCCATGCGGTCAGGCGACTCGTCTTCGTCAAGCCCGGGCACCCACGTCGTCATCTGCGTTTCGAGCTCGGGCAGGTTGCCCACGACGTGAGCGCGCCCTTGCTCCCACAGCGCTGCGACGGGCTCGGCTCGCTTCTGCTTGCCCCTCGATGCCCTGACCGCCTTAAACGGAATCCGCGGCGCCACGGTTCGGATCACGTGCTCAACGAGATCCCCGCCGTTGTTCACCTCGCCGACGACGATGTCAGCATCCCAAGCCTCGAAGGCTTGGACCGCGCGGCGCGCCCAGCCATCGGGCGAAGCCTTGAGGCTATAGTCCTCGAGGACGAAGAACTCTGCATCCTTGCCGCGCCCTTGCATGGCGCAGACGACGATGCCGGTTTCGTTGCTCGCCTCCCCGCTCGTCACCGCCGGGTCGACGCCGACCACGACGCGGAGAAGATCGTCCGGCTCCTGCTGGACGCGCGTGGCATCGATGCCAGCCATCGTCCAGAGCGCCCCTTCGACGTCATCGAGGATCTCGGCGTTGAGTTCCTGTCGTCCCAGGCGCGTCCCTTCGTAGCGCTTGATGATCGTCTCGAGGAAGGCCTCCGCTAGATTAGCCCGGTTGTCGTAGGTCGATCCCCTCGTGACGTAGGTCTTCGGGTCGGCGATCAGCTCCCTGATCGCCTTCGTCGGCCGCGGCGTCGTGGTGACCACGCATCGCGGGTCGGCGCCCAGGCGCAACCCGAACATGAGCTGGTCCCAAGCGTCGTCGTAACGCCACGCCGCGCGCTCGTCCGCCCAGGCCGCATCGTGCTGCGGACCACGAAGGAGGTTCGGCTCGTCCGCCGAGTAGGTCGTGGCGATCGCCCCATTGGGCCAAGTCAGCCGCCGCTTGCTCGGCTCATACTTGGGCTTGCACCAAGGCGGGCATACCGCCAGGATGCCCGACTCGCCCTCGACCATGACGTCGCGAGCGTCGGCAGCGGAGCGAGCGACGAGCGCGATGCGTCGTGCTTTGCCGCTCTCGACTTGCTCCCGCACCCACTCGGCGCCGGTGCGCGTCTTGCCAAATCCGCGCCCCGCAAGGAGGAGCCAGACGCGCCAGTCCCCGGGAGGGTGAAGCTGATTGTCTCGCGCCCAAAGCCCGGTCCAGTCGTAGTGGAGCGCGAGCGCCTCCTCATCCGTCAGGCTTGCGATCACCACCGCCCGCTGTGCCGGAGTCAGCGACAGCAGCGATCTTCGCAGCGAGCGACTCGCGAGCCCCTTCGAGCTGGCCACGGTGATCATGCGTTACGTCGGCCTCGCCGGCGGCGCGGTTGGCGAGGTCGGAGAAGGCCTTGACCAATGCCGCGATATCTCTGCCCTCCGCTCCTTCGAGCGCGTCGAGCGCAGCGTCCGCCGCCTTGTCGAGCACTTGCAGCCACTTCGGCAACGCACGCGCGCGATAGGCCGTCAGATACTGTCGCAGGTCAGGATCCTTCTCTGCCTCCCTTGCCGCACGGTGCGCAGTGTCTCGAGAGACACCGACCTCATCGGCAGCTCGCCGAAGGCTCTTTCCTTCGACGAGCACCTTGGCCGCAGCGAGTGCCTTCTTTTCGAGCGGCACCTTCGTCGGTGGCTTTCTCGCCTTGGCCTTGCTCATGTCTCAAAAATCGGCGCCTCTACCCGAGGGTCGCTGGCAGGAGGTAGGGGCCCCGCTCCTACGGGGAGGCGCCAACATCATTCGCCGCGCCCGCAGAGCGTCTGGCAGACCATGCTCTGCTCGTCGGCGGTCAGGACTACGGTAGACAGGGCAGCGAGGACCGCCGCCACGATGCCGATGACCAGCTTGCGATTCATGTCAGCCTCCGAGAAGGTTTGAGGCGGCCGCATGGCCGGCGATTCCGAGGAGGTTCCCGGCAGCCGCGCCGAGCCAGGACCAAAAGAAGAGCTTGAGCTTCAGCTCTCGCAGCTCTTGGCGCAGGTCGTTGTGCTTCTCCTTGAGCTGCTCGATCTGCACCTCCGCGTTGCCCATTCGCGCCGCCAAGTCCATCCTGCACCTCGGCAAAAGAAAACCCGCCGCGGGTAGCCCGGGCGGGTAGATACACGATCTCTCTCTTACCGGAGATCATCGGATTTTTTTTCACCCATGTCAAGCGGGGATGATCTCGAGCTCCACGAGTCGGCGCTGGACGGCCTTCCGCGCGGCCCGATGCGAGCGCCAAACGGTCGTGGTGGAGATACCCATCTTTCGCGCGATTTGCTGGTAGCCAAACCCCATCGCGTAGGCCTCGACGATAGCCCGCTCGCGCTTCGGCAGACGGGCGAGGACGGCCAGGACCATGGTCCGGGCGCGCTGCCTCTCCGCGGCCTGATAGCGGTCGCCCTGCACGCGCTCGTAGGAGATCCCGATGCTCGGGGGATGGAGGGCGGCCCGGATGGCCGCGTCGACGGTAAGCCAGTAGCAGCCGCTCAATGCACACTCCTCGGCGGGATGACGAATCCGCCGTTTCCGATCAGGCGCACCTGCGCCTCACGGGGGATGGGGCAGTCGCACTTCGGCTCGATGTCGGGGATGTCTTCGATGACCTCCTCGACCTCGGCGAGTTGCTTTCGTCGAGCCCGCGCGTCGAGCCACGCGGCGAGCCAATAGCCAGTGCCTGCGCCGGAGAAGGCGGCGAGGAAGACGAGCAGGAGCATCACGGCACGTGCCTCCTGCTCGCCGCATCCGCGAGCTGCTC